ATCACGGTGGTCGTGACTCTTGAGAGCTATTTCCCGAATTCCTGGCTCAGCCTCATATTGAAGCCATTGCGAGTAGGCGGGATGCGCGATTACTTCCTCAAAATTTGGGACAATTCGACGAAGCATCTCTGCTTCTTGTTCCACATACTGCTGAGATTCTCGGGCAAGCCGATCTTGCTCAGTCTTTTTTAACTCCTTCACCTCAGAAAGCAATTGCTCTCTTGTGGCGTCTATCTCAGACTTAACACGAGCCTCGATTGCTTCTGCAATCTCTGGGTCGTCTTTTGCTAGCTTAGCCCACTGCTCTGGAGTTTTAGGAGCAGGCGGGGCTGCGGGCTGTTCAGCCGGCTTAGCTGTACGTTCACGTTCCAGCTCAAGTAGCTTGTTATTCAATGCACGGATTCGACCACTATCGGATCGGTTTCGGTGCTCAACAGCTATGCGCTGGTTAATCTCCTGCAATACCTTTTCACGTAAGGTTTCAGGGATGTCATTTACCCAAGCATATGGATCGGTTGGTGCCTGCGGCTCGGGTTTCTTTTCTGGTTCTGCGGCTGGTGCGGCAGGTTCTGTCTCTACTGGAAGCTTAGCTGGCTCCGGCGTTTCTGGAACAGCCGGTGTTTCTACTTCTGGCTCAGCTGGTGCCTCAGGTGTTACAGGTGTTGCATTTGTTGGGGTTTTGTTGTTATATACTTCCTCAAGAAGGGACTGTGCCTGTTCTGGAGTGAATTGCTCTGGCTCTGCCATATTATCCTCGTTTTGTAGCGGACAGAAGAAGAGCTTCTGTCGGCAATTGTAGAATTGTCTTAAGTGCGGCGATTTCCCCTTGGGCTCGCAGCATATCCTTATAGGACGTTTCAAAGCTTGTTAGCAAGGATTGATTTTTTGCTATTCTCTCCTTCAACTTAGCCTCCACATGTCGCCATGTGTCGTCGTTGTAATTTACAGCCACTGGTTCTCCCTTGGTTAAATACCTGTACCTTTCTCTCGTTTAATCTTCAGCTCTTCTTGTGTAAGTTGTTGATCTTTGACTTTCAGGGCCGCATCCATACCAGCCAAGAACTTGGTGGTTTGGTTGTCCATTTCAGCCATCTGCATATCAGCCAATATCTTGGCCCTATCATTTTCATCCTTAGATGCTAGAGCGGCCATTTGCGCCATATAATCATAGCGGGCCTTGAGAACCGAGGCCTGCGCCTCTTGCGCTCTCACTCTATCTGTTATCAGCTGAGCATTAGTTTGCAGCTGAATTTCTTGGAATTTAAGCTGCTGTTCCATCTGCATTCGCTGCTGCTCAAGAGCAACTCTAGCTTTGTCCACTTCCACCTTGGCCTGTTCTGCCTGAGCCTTAATCAAATTAGGATCGGGAGGTGGAGGCGGGCGTTGGGCACGTTCTTGGGCCACTTGTGCTGGAGATTTGATTAGGCCTTTGTACGGAAGCCGCGCATCCATGATGCGATATTGTGAGAATATGTCCATGTTAAACCACTCAGCTAGAGGACTGCCCTGAGCGAATTCCATGCTCAGTTTCTCAAGCTTCTGTTGGTTTAGAGCACTCTGTAAAGCTGATGTAGATGTTCTGACATCAATTGTGAATGGACCCTTAATCTCATCCTTGGGATTGTATTGCATCTCCCAATCGTACAGCATGTTAATCAATGGCTTGGTGATTTGGTCGTCCCACTGTTCACTCTTATAGAAAAGAGGACTAGAGGCGTTCTGTTGGAACAGTGCCATGCCTGTGGCGCTATCGCCACCACCCGTAGGACTAGCCATATTCAAAGCTAGATTGGGAATGCTACTCTCGCTATCTGCGAGCTGCATGCTCATAGTGAATAAAGCAGACAAACCCTCAAACGCATTCTGCGGCATGAAGAATGTAATAGCTTTGGAAATGTCAGCTTGATACTCTGTTGTGTACCAAACCTTCCAAGGAGTACATTCCAATCCGCCTTCTGCTGGCTTAATCAGTGTCGTATCCACAATAACTTGTGGACCAGCAGACACACCAGCATTGTCCAATATCATCTTGAAGGTTTCATTCACAACACGCTGTTGGTCACGCACAAGCATTGGAACACCAAAACCAAAGATTGTAGCTGGGTCTGGTTCCCATGTAGTGACAACATACGGGCAGCGGTAGCAGCCTTCTAGATTGCTTAATTCAAAGCGAATACACTTACTATTAACAACCCACACTTCCACGAAATACTGATCGTTCGGACTATCATATGTAGGCTGTTTACCTACGTTAGCAAGCTCGGCTTTGCTCATCGAGCCATGATATTCCATAACCAAATACCTATCCTTAAGCAAGTTAACTCCCTGCGTCAGATAGGCCGGATCGTTAAAGGGGCTGTTTACATATTGTCTAGGGGTTTCCTCTAGAACAGATTTGATGACTTCAGCTCTATAACCTGGATTGTGCATCAGGTCTTGTAGCTGCGTCTTGGACATTGGATGCACTTCAATAGTGCTTTCAGCATCGGCAATGTCTGTCACCGTGTCATCTGGAAAGAAATACCAAGGATTGACACGATAGATACATGGGACACTTTCCTGAACGAGCTTAGGAATGCGAATAGCATTTCCCGCAGAAGTTGTCTGCCTTACATAGGTCTTACGCATCTTCGTAGCGTTAGTAGGTCCTTTGAGGATACCCGTCCCCAAAACAACCCTGTCCCACCCGGCTTTGCGGCATTCAAACCCGTAGCCAGAATTTTCGAGATGGGTGTCCATCTCTTTTTCCATCAAATCTACTTTAACATTCATTACCTCTTCTGGTGAAAGAGGAGGCGCATTAGGACCTGCCATCCGTTGAATCTGAGCCATGTCCTCTGGATCAAGATCGTAGCTCTCTGGCGGCACTAGCCTCCAGTTCTTATCACCAGCAGCAAATTGGTACGTCAATGTCTGTGCGATAGCAGTTTCGCACTTCACCCGAACAATGTTCGTCTCTGGTTTATGAGCAAGAGTTTTGTCCTCGGCTGTGCCGAAGGGATGCTCACCAGTTACAACATTGTAGGTAGACAAAGAGCCTAAGTAGAGTCGGAAGCTTTCTAGCCATTGATTCTCTTTGGCCTTGCGCGTGCCCATCCGCTGTGTAAGCTTGCCTTCAACAGTGCGAGCAACTCCATTATAGAATTCTTCTACAGCAGCTTGCGCTGCTTCCTGGTCCGCAACAAAGGACCGGACAGCTTCTATGTCTTCATCTTTAATCTTACGTGGTCTAGACATTATATCGCCTTGGTCGCTGCACTAGTGGGCCTTTAATCCCTGTAGCATTAGCTATAGACACTGGTGTGGGTTTTGCAAACTGCAAGGAGGCAATCAAATATCGTAGAGCATCCATTGCATGATCGTCTTCTTTTACAATCTTTCCATCGTCTCTACGATAGATGATGTATTCATTCTGTGTTGATGGTGTTGCACGCCTAAAGAATTTCAACTTCCCTTGCAACATTAGGCTGGTTACTTTCATAATACCAGCTTCTACTTGGTTGTTAGCTTCCCGAATACGAAGACCGAGCCTTCGATACATCGAGAACACTTCCTTACCGTCTGCTGCCCCTTTAAGTTTCTTGGATGCAGGATCAATTACCCCATTCATCCAATCACCAGCAATTGCTTTTATGCGAGCTGCGTGAACTTCCGGTGGCTGATTCTTTACGTAATGCTCACCATAGATATACACTACGCCTGTATCTGGATCACGAGCACCGAATACAGCTGCTGTACAATTCCAGCTAGCATCCATACCATATAATTTCTCGTAATGGGCAGGGATTGGGAAATCATCTACTAGCAAATCCCCTAATGGAAGAGGATATACAGCTCCGTCTCCGACTAATGGAATACCTTTGCTTACTGTATCCCGAAGATGTATGGGAGTAGATTCTAGGATTTCTTTCTTAGCACTATCGCTCATCCATGGAATATCATCCCATGAAATAGCTACAGCTGCTCTGTGTTTCTTGACTTCCTTGCCGGGTGTTGGGACATTCTC